CTGATCGGCGGCAAGAGGTTGGCGACCGCGCCCTGGCAATGGGCGGCTGGGCTGTGCGGACTGGCGACATTCCATCTGACCAATGACCCGGCGCGCCAGTTGCGCAGCCTGGTCATGACCGGGATCATGGCTCCGGCAACCGAGGACCTGTTCACAGAGGAAGAGCAAAATCTCCTGCTCGGCTCTGGAGTCAGTACCTTCAACGTGCTGCCGGACGGCACCGTGACGCTGGACCGTATCGTGACCACCTACAAGGTCAGTAATCTCAACGTCACCGATCGCGCCTGGCTTGACATCATGGTGCCGAAAACCCTGACCAGGGTGCGCTACGACTGGTCGGCGTATGTCACGCTCCTGTATCCGCGCCACAAGCTGGCGGATGACGACAGCGCCGCCGCGGCGCATTCGGACGCCGTGGTGACGCCGAAGCGGATGCTCGCATCCTGGGCGGCACGGTGCTCGCTCTATGAGCGCAATGCCTGGATCGAAGACACCAAGCGCACGATCGAGGAGAGTTCGTTCACTCGCTCGAAAGACGACCGCAACCGGTTGGAAGGCAATCAGCAGATCGTCATCATCGGCAATCTGATGGTACTGGCCGCCGCGTTGGAATTTCAGGTTTAGGAGTTAGCTCATGGCACAGGTGCTCGGCATCGTCGATATCGTCTGGAAGGGCGTCAATATTCCCGTTGAGAAGGGCGCGAAGGTCAAGCTCGGCGGGCTCAAGAACAACCCCGTAATCTATGGCCGCCGGGTCGATCGGGCGCAGGAATTCGTCGCGTCCGAGATCTCGGCCACGACGGCGCTCCGGCGCGACCAGCGCTACAGCGATCTATTTACGGTCGAAGAAGGCGAACTCCAGGTTCACTGCGACACCGGCCAGACATTCGTGTTTTCGGACGCGTTCATGACCGACCCGCCGGAACTCACCGGCGGCGAAGGTGGCAAAGCCGAATTGAAGTGGCAGGCCGGCGAATATCAGGAGATTTTAGGATGACGAAAAACACATTGATCATCGATGAAACGATTGACGACGACAGGCAGGAAGGATCTGCCGGCATCGTCATCAACGAGACTGGCGACCCGGCCGCCGCAACCATCATCAATGAGGATGGCGATGCCGGGCCGGGTCTGCCAGCCGAGGCGAAGGTGAATGAAGACGGGTCGGTCACGCTCACCCTGAAATACCCGAAGCAGCTGACCATCAGGTCCGGTACGGGGAAAGTTCGTGAGGAAACCTATGTGTCCCTCACGTTCCACCGCATGACGGGCGCTGACATGAACGCCATCCAGGCGACCAGCAGCGCCTCGGCTACCTGGCTGGCGTTCGCCCGGCTGACCCGCACCAAGGAAGCGATCATGCGACACCTGTTCGAGATCATGGACGGGTACGACATCGCCAACGGCGCGGCGATCATCGAATATTTTTTGCCCAGTGGCCGGAAGACTGGCAAGTCATCTTAGGCGGCATCGCCGCGAATTCCGGCTTCTCGGCGAGTGAAATCGAAGGTTTCGATCCCGGTCGGGCAACGTTCTGGTGGAATGCTCTGGCGCTCTACCATGAGCGCGCCAGAGAACAGGCGGAGGGTTAGATATGGGCGGTCGCAATATGGCCCTCTCCGTCGTTGTCCGGCTCCGGGACATGATGTCCGGGCCGCTCAGTGGTTTGCGCAACAAGCTGAAATCCGTCGCCGATATGGGCCGCAAAATCGGCCTGATCGGCGGCGCGATTGCCGCGCTGTCATTTGCCGCGCCGCTGCAATCTGCCGCCGCCTACAACGACTCTGTCCGGGACATCGCCATCACGGCCGGGCTGGCCGGCAAGGAAGCAACCGCCTATGTCACGGCACAGACCCGGGCCTATGACAAGCTGGCGCTCAAGGTTGGCCAGGGCAATGCCAGGATTGTCGAGGGTGCGCAGCTGCTGATTGCCGCCGGCATGGAAGAGCCGCTGGTCAACCGGTTGCTGCCGGCTGTCGGGCGCACCGCCACCGCCGCCAATGCGACGATGGAAGATACCGCGAAGACGGCGTTTGCGTTGTCCAACACGCTCAATATCCCCGTTGAACAAATGGAAACGGCCATGGGGAAGCTGATCACGGCGGGCAAACTGGGCAGGTTCGAGTTCAAGGACATGGCGAAGTCGTTTCCAGAATTGACATCGCAGGTCAAGAAGCTCGGGCTGGAAGGTCAGGAGGCCGTGGCCACATTGGGCGCATCGCTCCAGGTCGCCATGTACGGTACTGATTCCCCCGATAGCGCGGCCAACAATTTCAAGAATTTTCTTAATAAGATCACGGCTCCCGATACCGTGAAGCGCTTTGCAAAAGCCGGGCTCGATCTGCCGACAATTCTGGCCGATGCCACCGCCAAGGGAATCAATCCGGTCGAAGCAATGTTCGAGAAAATCCGCCAGGCCACCAACGTGTCGAAGAAGGACATTGATGCTATCTACTCAAAAGCCAAGGCGAGTGGCAAAACTGATAAGGAAGCCGAGGCCGAGGTCAAGGAACGCATGCAGAGAGTGATGGCATCGACCGAACTGGGCAAATTATTCGGCGATATGCAGGTGCTCGATTTCCTTGTGCCGCTGCTGGCCAACCTCGACAAATACAAGGAATTCAAAAAGGAAATCGGCGGAGCTGGTGCTGATGTCATCGACACCGATTTCAACACCCGCATGGACGGCGAAGGCAAGAAGCTGGAGATGATCATGGAACGCCTGACCCAGTTGCAGCAGCGAATTGGCCAGGGGTTCGCGGGTAATCTCGACTGGGTTGGCTCCGCACTGGACGGCGTCATTGCCGGCGTCGACTGGATCGAGCAGAAATTCCCCGGCCTGTTGCCGATCATCCTGTCGGTTGTCGGCGGCATGCTGATGCTGGGCGCGGCGGTTGCCGTGCTGACACCGGTATTCACGGCGCTGGCGGCCGTGTTCGGGGTGCTCTTTTCTCCGATCGGTCTGATCCTGGCCGGGCTGGCGCTACTGGCCGCCGCAGCCTACACCATATACGCCAACTGGGATGAGTTCGGGCAGTATTTCAAGGCAATGTGGTCCGGCGTCAAAAACATCTTCGGCGGGTACATCGATGTGATCGCCGGGTTGCTCACCGGTGATTTTGGCCGGGCCTGGAATGGCGTCAAACGCATTTTCTCCGGGCTCGGACAATGGTTCCAGGGTGGCTGGAGCGTCATAGGCGGCCTGTTCCGGCGTGGTATCCAGGCGCTGGACAGCATTCTGGGCACTGACATCTGGGGGACGCTGGTTTCAACCACCGAAGCACTGGCCGGGAAACTCGCTCCGGCATGGGACGCGGCCATGGCTGCGCTCGATGGCGATTTCGGCCCGGCCAAAAAGCTTTTCGATGACTTTGTCTCGTGGCTTTCCGGCTGGGGGGAACGTCTGGGAACCGACCTGGTCAATGCTATCGCTGCCGCAAAGGATGGAGTGGTCGCGGCATTCGCCGACATGTGGGCAGCGGCCAAGGACAAGTTCTGGGAATTTATCGGCGACATCACGGCCGGGCTGTCCAGCCTGCCGGGGAAGATCAAAAATATGTTCTCATTTGGTGGCGGGTCGTCGGCCGATGACAACATTCCCGCCGCCACCGGCGACGGTCCACCTGAATTCGGCGATAACAAGGGTTTTGCGCCTGGTATTGGCGGAACCCGTGGGTTCGCAAAATCAACCCTGGGCGGCGGTAAAACCGAAACCGAGGTCGGCGGGCGGATTGTCGTCAGTGCGGCTGAAGGAGCGCGGATCGTCAATACCGAGAGCACCAACCCGGCCGTGCCGTTGTCGCCTGACCGCGGCACCGTGCTCGGAAGGCCATGACCATGATGCGCCGGCTCGATGTCAGTGACTGCCTGCCCGGTTTGCTGCCGGCATCATTCCGGGGCGTGCCGTTCTGGGTTCTGAATGCCGATCACGATGCCGGGCGGCGTCTGGCTCAAACCCTGTTTCCCGGTCGCGACGGCAATTATCATGACGATCTCGGCCTGCATGACGGATCGATCTCGATCTCGGCGATCGTTGTCGGTGACGACTATATTGCGCAGGCCCAGCGACTGGAGCGCGCACTGATAACGCCGGGACCCGGAACCCTGGTCCATCCCTGGCTGGGCGAAAAATGGGTCGTTCTCTCGACGCCGGCAAACATCACCTTTGCCGCCAACAACCTGCGGGTCGGAACCTTCGATCTGATTTTCGAGCCATCTGCCGACGACGTTGACCTGGTCTCGACCATCGCAGCCCTGGCGGCATCGATCGGCGGACTGTACAGCGCTGCCGCCGGGCTGGCCTCGACGGTTCTCGGAGCGGCATCTATGTCGCTGGTGGTATGGGCGACCGGACGCGACGCCGCAACCGCAATCGCCGGCACGATCTCGACCATGGCCGGGCGGCAAGCGACCGCGCCGCTTTATCTGTCGGCCCTCGAAACGCCGGTGGCCGCCATGTCGGCCTCTGAGGCAATGACACCCGGCGCGGATGCCGCAACGGCCATTGCCGCCGCCCTGGTCGAGATGCCTCGCGCCCTGGTCGCAGCGGCAACGGCTCCGCTGACATCCGCGATCGGGCGGCCTGTCGTCGGCAGCAATGCCGACCCACAAAATGGTGCGGTGTTGTTGCTGGCGATCACAGAGACGGCGGCCGGGTTGGATACCATCGCCCAGACCGACGCAGCAATGACGGTTGCAACCGAAGCGGCCGCGCTTGCCGGTGCGGCGGCATTGATCTGCGAGCTTGCATTCGAGAGCCGCCAGGATGCGCTGGGATGGCGCGACCGGCTGGACAACGCGCTGGCCGGATGCGCCAGGCGCGCGGCGGTTTTGGCCGGCGATGCGCCCGGTCCCGTTGCCGTGTTGCGCGCCGCCATCGCATCGGTCCGCGCGGATCTGGCGCGGGATCTGAGTGAGACGATCGGCCGGCTGCCGGCCGTGCGGACGATAACCCCGCCGGCAACCGTCTCGGCGTTTGCGCTGGCGCAACACCTGGTCGGCGACGATCCGCGCGCCGTGGTGGCCATGGTCAACGACATCACCAGGCGCAACCGGCTGAGCCACCCCGGCGCGGTTCCGACCGATCCGGTCGAGGTGTTGCTATGACCGGCGTCCACCCCACCACTCGCCGCGTGGCCCTGGAAATCGACGGGCTGATCCTCAACTGGTGGACGGAAGTCAGCATCGAGCGGGATCTCGCCGAGATCTCAGGTTCGTTCGAACTGACCATGCGGGATCCGGCGCGGTCGCTCCAGAGCTGGCCCTACGCCACACCCGATCATCCGTTCCTGCCGCCGATCAACTGGGGAGCCAGGGCGACGATCAGCATCGATGGCGAGCCGGTCCTGATCGGCTGGGTAGAGGATGTCAATCCGACGGTCGGCGACAGCCCGTCGCTGTCGATTGCCGGTCGTGATGTCACCGGCGACCTGGTCGATTGCTCCGCCGCACCGACCGGCCCGACCGAATTCTTTGGGCTGGATTTACTGGAAATCGCCCAGCGGATCTGCGAGCCATTCAACATCCCCGTCACCGCAGATGTCGATGTCGGCGAGCCGTTTGACAAATTCGCGCTCGATTGCGGCGAGACCGCCATGTCGGCGATCGAAAAGGGCGCCCGGCAACGGGCGCTGCTGATCGTCTCCGACGGCATCGGCGGCCTGGTCCTGACCCGCTCCGGGCAGACACGTGCGCCCGGCGACCTGTTTTTGCCCGGAAACCTGATCTCCAGCAGCGGCAAGTTTTCCAGCCGTGAGCGATTTTCCGACTATTATGTCAAGGGCCAGTCCGGCGGCGGTAAAGGCAAGAAGGGATCAAAGGCAGGGTTGGACGGGACGGCGCAGCCGCTCGGCGAAGGGTCCGCCTCCGACGCTCCCCGGCCGGACGCGTCGGCGTCAAAAAACCAGGTCACCATTCTCGGGCACGCCAAAGATGAAGAGATCACGCGGTACCGACCGATCGTTGCGCAGACACGAACCGAGGCATCAATGGTCGATGCCCAGACACAGGCCGAGTGGATGGCGCGGGTTGCCGAGGGCAAGGGAACGCAGTTTGAGGGCGAGGTGCGCGACTGGCGGATCAATGGCGGATTGTGGCGGCCGAACGAACTGGTGATGGTCGATGACGCCTATCAGGATCTCAACCGCGACCTGCTGATATCCGGGATCTGCTACAGCTATAACGACCAGGGCGAGCGCACCCGTCTGCGGCTGGTCGGACCGGAAGCATACGACCTGATCCCCATGGCTAACCGCAAGAAAAACAGGAAGCGCAAGGGCAAGAAGGGCAAAGGCGGTGGCGCTCTTGACGGAACCGCGCAGGGGTTGAGCTGATGGCAAACCGTGAAACCGCACATTGGACCAGAGGCATGGTTGCCCGCGTTGCCGTGCGCTCGATCAATGACGGCGGCAGCAACCAGACGGCCGACGTGGCGGTTTATGCCGGGGTCGACAGAACCGGGGTCGAGGTGGCGCAGCCTTACGGGTTTGCCTCCGTTTCGCCAGGCGGCGGGATGGGGCTGGCTTTTGCGAATGGAGCCGACCAGGGCGATCTCGTGCTATTACCGATCGGCAACCCGGCCTATCGTCTGGGTAACCTGAAACCCGGCGAAGTGGCCATGTACGGGCAGGATGGATCGCGCGTCCACGTCAAGGAAGACGGCGAGATCGAAGCGACATCGAGCAAAAAGCTCCTTCTCCATGTCAACGCCATGACGGTCGAGGTCGATAAAGACGCCGACCTTTTACGGGTCCGGCACGGCGAGGGAGCGGATGCGCCACGCCTGACGGTGCGCCCGAACTACGTTAAAATGGCATTCAAAGGGCGCGCGATCATCATCACCGACGCCGGTATTTTTTCGACAGAACCGATCATCATCGGTCCGGATCCCGAACCGGACAAATAGCCTCCCTCCCATATCTACGGGTATGACGCAGATTGCGCGCGCGCGTCATTGTCCCTGCATTGACCCCACGGGGCCCAACTGCCGGGAAACCAATGACGGAGTATTTCGATGTAGCCCTTGCTTTCGATCCGGTCCGCCGGCGCTGCGATCTTGCGCTCGGCGAAGACGGCGACCTTGTCGTCGATACCACCTCGTTGACGCCGATGCTGATCAGCATCGGTTCCGACCGCCGCGCCCGCCCAGATGACGAACTCCCGACCGGAATGACCGATATCAACATGCCGGGTTCATTCATCGAGCGGCGCGGATGGGTCGCCGACTGCCTGGATGCGCAAGGGCGACTGATCGGTTCACGGCTCTGGCTGTTGGACCGCGCCAAGCAGACCGAAGGCACAAGACGGTTTGCCGAGATATGGGCAGCCGAGAGCCTGGCATGGGTCGAAGCCGAAACCGGAACCCCGGCAACCGTTACCGCCGCCTGGGCGCGCAAGGGCGCACTCGCGCTGACCTGCTCGATCGGGGAAACCGAACTGACCCTGGTCAGGAGTTTTGATTAATGCCGTTCCCCCTGCCAACACCTGAAGAACTCACCCGTCGCCAGGAAGCGTATATGGAGACGGCGCTCACAAATCATGCCGTGACCAAGGGGCTGGACGTGTCGCCGCAGGCCATCGCCCGTGCCGTCAGAAGCCCGCACGGCATCCTGGCCGCCATTGTCCGCAACAACGCCGAAATGCTGTATGAGGCGCATCTGCACCTGCGTTGGCACGGCGATCAGTTGTTTGCCGACACGGCGGCGCTCGAGAACCTGCATCGTCATGCGGTAGTCTGGGGGATCATCCAGCGCCCTGCCACACGGGCAATCGGCTACGCCACATTCACCGGCGCACCCGAAACCGTCATCCCGGCCGACACCGAATTGCGCACGCCAACCGGGGAGCTGGCTCGGGTTGCCGACGCCGTAGTGATTGACGACACACGCACCGCTATCGCCTCAATCGCCGCCGTCACTCCTGGCAGCAACGGAAACACCAGCGCCGGATCAATTCTGACAATGGTGTCGCCATTACCCGGTCTCGACGCGCAGGCCGCCGTGCTCGATGACGGCGGGCTGGCGGGTGGCGCTGAGATCGAAACTGCGGAAAGCCTCATCGAAAGGCTCCTGGAAAAAATCCAGTTGCCGCCACATGGTGGTGCCGCCCACGATTATCCGACATGGGTTCAGAACATATTTCCGGCGGCGCGGGTCCATACGCTGGCAACCTGGCCGGAGCCCGGTTCGGTCGGTGTCGTTGTCGCCATGGGTACGAAAGCAGCTCCGACAGTGCCGACAGCGGCCGAGATCGATGCGATTACCGCGCATCTGATGCAGAAACGCCCAGTTACCTCCGAGATCATCGTCATGCCGGTCGAACTGGTCGGGGTGCCGTTGCACATCGCCGTCAGTCCCGACACGACCCGCGTCCGCGCTGCGGTAATGGCCGCCGTCAACGCCCATTTTGCACGAGAAGCGATTATTGCCGGTACATTGCACCGGTCCCGCCTGTCCGAGGCGATATCGTCCGCCGCCGGCGAATATGCGCATGATCTGATCATGCCCGCCCGCGACATGGTTGCGGGCAATAAACAGTTATTCGTTCCTGACGATATCACGTGGGGTGACTGATGAGCCGCAGCGCCTCCGCCATCCGCGCCGAACAACTGTCATTGCTGCCGCCCGGCTGGGTTTGGCCTCATGACCCGGACAGTCTGCTGGCGGCTATTCTTTACCCCATGGCACAGGGTCTGGCCGACCTCGAAAAGCTGGCCGAACAGATGCTGCTGACCGAGCTGAACCCGGCGACGGCGACGGTATGCCTGGAGGATTATGAGCGCGTGCTCGGCGCGGATCCGTGTGGGCGCGATCTGTCCACGATGTCGGTCGGAGAGCGGCAATTGCTGGCGCATATGCGCTGGACCGCGCGTGGCGGGGCATCGGTCGCGTATTTTATCGAGCTGGCTGCCAAGCGCGGCATCACCATCGACATCAGGGAAGTCCATACATCCGTCGCCGGCAGGATGTGCGCCGGCGACGAACTTGTTGAAAGCCCGGAAAATTACGTCTGGGTGGCGACGCTGCCCCTGACGAAGCTGGTCGTGTTCGAAGCCGGTCAAAGTGAAGCGGGCGATCTGACCTTCGAGACGCTTTTAACCGGCATTGAGTGCGACCTGCGCCGACTGAAGCCAGCCCACACCGAAATCGCATACTGGTATCAAGAGGAAACCGAACCATGGACCGAATAACCGGACCAACGACGATCGACATCGGCAACGGACGCCTGGGGTTTCGTAACCGCGATGCCGTTGCCGGTATTAAAGGGACCGAAGTCAAGGGCAATTGGCTGAACGCCATCCAGGAAGAGATCATGGCAGTGATCGAGGCGGCCGGATTGCAGCCTGATCCGAACGACTGGACACAGTTGCTCGAAGCGCTATCCATCTTGATCGTGTCTGGGCGACCCTTCGCCTCGCTACAAGAAGTTGTTGCCGCCGCAATTGCCGACCGAGTAATCTCGCCCGCGACGATTGCTCCAGCCGTCCAGGGAGGCTCATGGAACTACGCCGTCGCCTCCGGCACAGCCAACGCCCTGACGGCCTCTCTGACGCCTGCGCTTGAGGCGTATACGCCGGGACTGGAAATCAGGTTCGTTCCGAGCGCAGTGAATACGGATAGCGCCACGCTCAAAGTTGGATCGCTGGCCGCGTTACCGATAGTCCGAAATGGGGGATACCCATTACGGGCAGGT